CGCAGACCTTGCAATTACTCTCGTATCCCCACTAACATCTGCCATGTTAAATGTATGTTTAGCCATTTTTATTCCTCCAAGTGTGTTTTATAAATAAGGAGGGAGGAGCAGGAGCCTTTAGGCTCCCGCCCCCTCCAAAGGTGGTGGTTAGGCATTGAGGTCTGCAATCTTAGCCTGGACAAAGAAGTTCTTGCAGCGCATCTCACCAAGAGTGTACAGCAAGCCCCTGACCACCAAGCTGTTAGCAGCGAAGTAGTCACGGTTTTCAATGTATTGAGTGGGTTGGGCAATTGCCAATTCCAGATAATCAGTATCCAGAACATAGACGTTTGACCCCAACACGGTACTGGTTGAACTGTGCGACTTAGGCACATCAGCATCGGGTAGAATGGGGATGCCCATATAAGTGGCTAGCACCAAGCCAGTGCGGGTACCGGGGAAGGTTCGCTCAGAACCTATACCAACCTGATACTCTTCCTGGCCCATATAACGTTGCTGGGAATTTAACAACCGTTCTAATTTGAAATATTGGTCATGTCCCATCAAAATTAATTTTGGTTCTCCACCATTTTCCCGAATCTTCTGGATACAAGTATCAATCAAATTCAAGGAAAGGTCACGGCCTACGCCAGCATTGTGAGAAACAAACGCACCAGCGTTCCAACCACCAGCAGTCCGTCCAGCGAGGGTTAGGTCAAAAGCTCTAACCTGGGAGGAACCACCAGATACAGCAGCAGCATCTTCAGCTACTACATCATCAAGGCTAGTGAAACCAGCCCGACTAAACACGTAGGCAATGTCACCAGCAGCCCAAGCGGGGCTGGAGGTATCAACAGTCATAATACCAGCAGCAGTATGACCAGTAGCTCCAGAACCACCAATGGTTACACCAGTACTTAGGTCAAAAGCGGCAGCAGTGGCATCATAACGAGCTACTTCATCACCTAGATGGAAGTTATCCGCAATAGCCTTGCTACTAGTTTCAATTGTAGTACCACTGCCACCAGAAGCCCTTGCAGCAGCTAGGGACAGCAATTCAAAGTTGACCTCTTTCATGTGGTCTAGCTGGGCGTTTTCATTTTCCAACGCCAGCACGTCCCCGATACCGCCTTCCAATTGAGCGGTAAAGACGGACTTAACAGATGCACCGAAGGTTGTAGCAACGATTCGGGGTAGGCTGCTAATCGTCTCTATCTGAGAGATGTCCACAGTGGGGAGGTTTCCAGTTTCCAATATGGGCCTGGAACGGTCAGTACCACGGTCTGAACGAACACGCCAACCAGCCGTGTTGCCCCAAACTACTCGTGGTATCGCATTAAAAAACCTAGTTTGGTTGTTTAGAGCTTGCCAGACTTTTCGACCATAGGTGGTATTAAAGATGCCCGTAGCTGTATCAACAGTAAACGGAGTCCCGATACCAGCACCAGCCTTTTTCATAAAGCCGGGGCCGAAAACACTCTGGTAAAGCCCTCTTTGTGACTGAGCAATATACTCAGCAAGAGATGGATTTGCCATAATAATTCTCCTTGTTCTTTAGGTTATGCTATGAATTCCCTAGGAATACCATCGGTATCACCAGACTCAATCCGTTCCTGAAGTACCCGTAGGTCTTTATATGACATGTTCATCATTTGTGCAACAACGTCATCAGGACTATCGGAGGTCTTGGTAATTGGAGTGGTTCCGTCAATACCAAGACTGTCTTCATACCGCAAGAGGGTGGGCCGTTGAAGAGAATTCTCTTCACGGAAACCCATCTTTCGGAGACGGCCTTCAGCTTCAACCTGAACCATCTTTTGAATATCGAACTTGCCTTGAACCGCAGCAGTAAGCTGATTAATCTGCTTCTGCATTTGTTCCAAGGGTGCCGCATTCTCTACTGCGTACATCTTATTACGCATACGTTCTCCACCCTCACCATTCTCATCTTGGTCTTCCTCAGGTTCTCCATTTCCCTCTCTCATGTCTTCATCTTCCCCTGCGGGATATTCACCATTCTCTTCCTCATCATCCCTATTCTCAAAATTCCATCCTGCCTTTAGGAGATTAAGTTGTTTCTGCATAGCTTGGATAGCGTGTTGGACATTCTCAGTTTTGGTATCAATAGTTACCGCCTTTTCCTTGTCCCCCATCTCTTTGCCCATAACCACAGCTTTAGTTGCGGGTTCTGGAGAGACTTGCATTCCATTCTTAGAAGAATCTGCCTTAATCAAACCATAGACTTCACCAGCTACAGCTTTAATAATCTCTTGTTTTTCTACCGCATCGTCTTCGTCTTGTGCCATTTCAAACTCTTCTTCTTCTGCTTTTGTTAATCGAGTGTCCATCTTCTGCAAGACCTCGGCAACAGCAGCAAGAGCCAGATTACTACCTTCAATCTGTTTCTCCAACCTGTCAACCATATCGTATTCGGACATATTTTTCCTCCTATTTCTTGCAAGAAGTTGGTCTAAGCCACCTCCGACTTCCCGACAGAGATAATGTACGTTATTCGTACATATTATTATACTATGAAGTTCAATTTTTTTCTAATTTTATACTATAATTTGATTATGCTTCGTCCATTGGTGGTAATT